GCGCTGTTGCCAGTGGCAGAGGAATTGATTGCCGAAGCAGTTTCAAAGGCCGTCGCTGATCTGCCTCCACCGGAGAAGGGCGATCCGGGAGAGCGCGGCGAAAAAGGTGAGCCGGGCAAGGACGGTAGCGACGGACAAGCGGGCACTGATGGCAAGGACGGCCGAGGCGTCAAGGATCTGCTGATCGACCGTGACGGTCAACTCGTTGCGACGATGGATGACGGCGAAATGAAGATGCTTGGTCCTGTAATCGGCAAGGACGGAGCGCCGGGCAGGGATGGTCGCGACGGTTTCCAACTTGAGGACTTCGATTGCCGCGTCCTTGATGATGATCGCACGCTGGAGCTTTCATTCCGTTCCGGCGACCACGAGCATATCGCCACGCTGAAATGGCCTACGGTCATTGACCGTGGTGTCTACAAGGCTGGCGAGCAATACGATGCCGGTGACGGTGCTACTTGGGCGGGTTCTTATTGGATCGCCCAGCGTGACAATCCCGGAAAGCCAGATACTCCCGATAGTGGCTGGCGTCTTGCCGTGAAGCGCGGTCGCGACGGAAAGGACGCGAAGATTGGCTGAGCCTGTCACCTTGGCTGAGGCCAAGTCGCAGTGCCGGATGGATGACGACAACAGCCAGGACACCTTCATCACATCATTGATTGCGCCGGCCAGAGCCTATGTCGAGCGTTGCAGCCGCCTTCTGTTTGTCAGCGGCGCACGAACCGAGACGTTCACCCGCTGGGGCGATTATCTGGAGATCTGGCGCTATCCGGTAACGAGCGTCGATACGGTTACATATTCGACCACTGCCGACCCTGATGACGACGCTGATTACACCGGCTTCGTTGCAAACCTTGGCTTTCCGGTCAGGATCAGCCCAGCGGTAAGCGACAGTTTTCCGGACCTGATCACGGGTGGAACAGTCACCGTCACCTATACGGGTGGAGCGCTTGCGAGCACAGACGAAGCCTATCTGATCGGCAAGCGCGCGATGCTCATTCTGATCGGGCATTGGTTCGAATTCAGGGAAGCCGCGATGACTGGAATTGTCTCCAACGAGATCGCCTTTGCGGTCACGTCGCTGCTCGAAGATATCAGCCCGGTTTCGGCTTACTGATGCCCAGCGCAAGCCAGCGGACCGAGCTGATCATCTTCGAGCGGTTCACGCCGACCGAGGATGAATATGGCGAGGAGCTTCCGGTATGGTCAACGTATGCCACGCGCCGCGCATATGTCAGGTTCGGCACCGCACAGGAGAAGCGCGAGGCGGCACAGGAGGGTTCACACCAAACCGCTACCTTTGAATGCGAAACATCGGCCACGTTAAGGGCCGTAACCACCAGGGACCGCATTTCCTATTTGAGCGATCCTGAAGTGCCGACCTCTTATTGGGATCTGAGCGAGATTGCGCCGCTCGACACCAAGACAATCCGCTTCACCGGGACGAGAAAACTGTGAGCGACATTACGGCGAAGGTCGAATGGCTGGTCGGTTCCGACCAAGCCCTCGCCGAAGTCGGCAAGAAATCTACGCAGAAGAACATTCTCGTTCGTACACTGAAGAAAGCTGCCAAGCCGATCGATGACGAAGCCTCAGCGCTTGCTCCGAAAGAAACGGGCAAGCTGGAGATCAGCATCATCACCGGGACAAAACTAACACGGCGCCAGCGCTCCAGCGCCTACAAGGCTGGGACGCTGGGGGTTGCCGAGGTTTACGTAGGGACCGCGCTGAGCCGTGGCCTGTTTCAGGAGTTCGGCACGTATAAGATGCCAGCCCATCCGTTCATGCGCCCAGCATGGGAGCACAATAAGGAAAAGGCCGAGCAAATAATCGGCACCGAGCTTTGGGTTGAGATCAAGAAGGCTGTCGATCGCGCCGCGCGCAAGCGGGCCAAAGCTGGCTAGATGGATTGGCAGGGTGCGATGCTCGCGCGGCTTCGTGCCGCCGCGGGTGTGACGGCATTGGTAGGCGCGAAGACCTACTGGGAAAACGCGCCGCAAGGTGTCTCTCGGCCATACGTTACTTTACTCGATGTCACTCAACTGAGACCACAGACGCTCAAGGGCTGGGATCTTGAGGCGGCGCGGGTCCAGATCGACGTTTGGACCGACACTTACGCTTCCAAGCAGGCGATCATGGAAGCCGTTCTCACGGCTGTGGTCCCTGGTGGCACATTTAACGGCAACACCTTTCAGCGGGCCGACATAGACTTAGGCCCGCGCGATATCCCCGAGCGGGACGGGGACACGATTATTTTCCGCAAATCAGCAGACCTGATCATCCACCACACTTAAAGGAAGGGCAAAGCCAATGACCGAGGCCCGGATCGGCTGGGGCGGCGAGCTCCACGTGTCAACGGACAATACCGAAGCGAACCTTGTTGAGCTTGTCGAAGTCGTAGAATGCGGCTTTCCGAGCGACGAGACCGAGGAAGTTGAGGCCACGCACCTCAAGTCTCCCGGCCGGCGCAAGGAGTTTATTGCTGGCCTGATCGACGGCGGCGAGTTCACCGCCACGCTTAATTATGTGCCGGGAGCAGCTACCGACTTGCTGCTTACCGCAGCTAAGGATGCGGGCACGATCCGCAAAATCCGCATCGTCATTCCCGACGATAGCGGAACCGGCGCGGCTGACTGGAACATCGTCACCAGCGCGTTCGTGAAGAAGTATGCTCCCGATACCATGTCGGTGGGCAACAAGATCACGGCGACGGCGACGTTCCGCGTTACTGGCGCACAAGAGCAGGGAACTGGGTCGAGCGGTTCCTAATGAGCCTGGTCGCATTCGGGCATGAAGAACAGGTAACGGTCGGCGATCTATCGCTGACTTTGCGGTTGGACTTTGGCGTCATCACCATCATGGAAGGTGCGCTCAAGGTCGATATGCCGTCGATCGTTGCCAACTTCAGAAGCGGGCATCCCCAGCTTAGCGTTCTCGGTCAGATGCTCTGGGCAATGCTGCGTGAACATCATCCTGGAGTGACGCTGGATCAGGCGGCGGGGATCATGTTCTCCGAGGATGCCGGAAAAGTGGGATACGCGCTCGACGCCCTTCTTGAGCGCGCATTCCCAGTGGTGACGGAGGATAGGAAGAAACCAAACCCTCCGAAGCGAAATGGTCGGTCGAAGAGTTCCGCAGGGAATGGGTAGCGGCCGGCTTCAGACCTGCTGATTTCTGGAAGGAGACACCGCGCAGCTTCGTCAATGCGATGGAGGGGGCTGCGCGCGGTGTCCAACGACAAGTCGATCTCGCAATAGTTGGGGCATGGCATTCTGAAGCCTTCGCGAGAACCAAGCGGCTCAACAAGATGTCGTCATATCTGAGCAAGGACCAGCCTTCGCCTAGGTCGAATCACGCGCAAGCTTTGGCCTTCTTTCATGGGCTTAAGGCGCGGGGCGTTCCAGTGAAAATCTCTAAGCGTGAGATCAATTAGGGCACTTCGCAATGTTGTCCCGTCTGCGCCTCACAAGCTCGGTGAGCTGCAAGAATGGTGTTGGTGGTGTCGCTCTTGGGAGCGGTGCTGAAAATCAGGGCCGACGCGACAAGAATGACCACGACCAGACATCCGATCATATGAAACCGCTTGTGCATTGGGCGTTGCATTACTTCAATCTCAAAGGAATTTGAATGGCCGGAGCTCTGATCGGCGCACTGAGAGTCAGTCTCAGCGCCGAGACATCCGCGTTCGAAGCGGGAATGAAGCGATCACAGCGTCAGGCCGCGCAGACTGCTTCGTCGATCAAGGGTTCGTTCAACAGTCTCAAAGGCGCGCTCGCCGCCGGGGTCGCTGGATTCATCGGCGGTATCGGTATCAGCACCTTCATACAAGCCGGTAAGGCCGCGCTGGAATATGCAGGACACCTTGGGGAACTGGCCGATACTCTTGGATTGACCTCCAAGGATCTACAGACGTTCAGCTACGCGGCTGGGCAAGTCGGTATCAGCCAGGAAGAGCTTCAGGTTGGCATCCAGAAGCTAACAATCAGCATGGGGCAGGCCGAGCTTGGCGCAAAGAAGCAAATCAATGCCTTCAATGCCATCGGCATTTCGGTTGATCAGCTGAAGGGCAAGAACGCTGGCGAAGTGTTCCGCTTGATTGCCGAGAAGCTGGAGAACGTCTCGGATCGCTCGCAACGTGCAGCCGTTGAGGTGGCATTGTTTGGCAAGGCTGGTGCGAAACTCGACAATCTACTTTCTGGTTCGCAGGGACGACTCAACGAGCTTTCCGATGCTGCCGAAAAACTGGGCATTGTCCTTAGCGATGAGCAAATTCAGAAAGCGGATCAGACCGCGGACAAGATAGCTGCGCTTCAGACTGTGCTCAAGGCGCAGATCGCAGGAGAAGTTGCTGACAATTCCGACGCCATTCTCGGCTTGGCTAATGCGTTAGTTTCTCTGATCCATGTCCTCGGACAGGCGGCGACCGGATGGAGAGTATTGGTTGCCGAGTTCAAGGCCGGAGCCTCTGCCCTAGCCAATCTGCAAAACCCGTTTACCGCAGCAGATCAGGCAGCGGATGCAATCCGGGCGGGCGGCATCGCTTACGGTGTCGGCAGCGTCACCATGAAGCTGCCCGCACCGACCATGAAAAAGCGGGCACCGACAGGCACTGGAAGCATAGGGCGGTTTCTCGCCGAAAAAGAACCAAAGGCGAAAAAGCCAAAGGAAGGTCACACAGCCGAGAAGCTGGCCCGCGAGGCATACGAGCTTCAGAGAGAAGAACTCGACGCCCAGCGCAACATCCTGGAGGCCAAGAGAGACCTTTCATCGGATTATGTCGAGCAAACCACACTTAGCGTTCAGATTCTCGATAACGAGCGCGAGCAATACAAGGCCGATCTCGATTACAAGGTAAAACAATACGCGCTGAGCAAGGGACAGGACGGGATCACCAAGGCCCAGGAAGCCCACCTTCTTGCCGAATATGACATCGCCGACAGCCTCAAGCGCCAGAAGATCATGCAAGATGAGCAGGAACAGCGCCAACGCGATGTTCAGATGCTCACCCAGCATGACTTCGATCGCCGCAGCGATATCCTGAAAAGTCAGGAGGACATCGCCACAACCCAGTCCGAACGGCGGAAGATTGAGCTGGAGCTGCTTCAGCTGGCTTATGAGCAGAAGCGCCAAGCTCTCCAGAACGTCATCGACACCTCAAAGGACGAAGCTGCGATCGAGGATGCGCGTCGCGACCTCATCAACCTGAAGGCCACTTACGCCAACGACCGACTAGGAGTAATGCAACGAACGGCTGGACCGCTAGAAAACTATCTGAACGGCATCCCTCACACTGCCGATCAGGTCAATGAAGCGCTGCAGAACTTGGAGGTTCAAGGCATCGATGGCCTAGCTGACGCCCTTTCCCACGTTGGAGAGGGTTGGAAGGCAATGCGAGACATTGCCCTTTCGACTATTCAGGACATCGTTTCCGCTCTGATCAAGATGCAAGTCCAGAAGATGTTTTTCAACCTTCTCGGTGCGGCTACTGGGGGCGGCGGCGTTACTAATCTTGCCGGCATGG